TCACGGAAACCCGAACCGCCCGCTCACCCGCCTTGCCCAGGCGGCGGTCAAATTCGCTTCCACCACGCCCAGCTTTTCCTGCGCATGGATGAACCGGTCGGCCGCCACCAGGATCCCGCAATGCTTGGCGTGGGCCATGCCACCGAGGGTGAACAGCACCACCTGGCCCGAGGCCGCTGGCCCCTCGACCGGCAGCAGAAAGCGTTCCGCAGCCGCCCGCAGCGCCCCGGTATGGGCGGGGTCGCGCATATCGGCGCGATAGGGCGGCACAGCCATCGGCTCCTCGCCATAAAGGCTCCGCCACACGCCGCGCAGCAGCCCCAGGCAATCGCAGCCGGCCCCGAGCGTCGACGCCCGATGCCGATAGGGCGTGCCCAGCCACAGCCGCGCCGCCGCGACCACGCTGTCGCCGTTCACCGCACCACCGCCCGCCCGTCCAGCGCATCGCCAGCGCGCGGATGGCGCAGCACATAGTCATTGCCCGGAATATGCGGAAAGCCGCGGAAATTGGCGCTATTGGCAAATTTGCTCCCGCAGGTGGCAAAGCGCCGGTCGCAGCCGGCCGTCAGCGTCAGCCGGTCGCCCACGGCCACCCACTCGCCCACCTTGGCCGCAAAACCCAGCACATCGCCCTCAGGCGTTTTCTGCTGCGTCAGCACCGCATCGGCGAGCCCCACCCGCCTGCCATCATCCCACCGGCCCATGCCAAAACCGAACCAGCCCTCGGCAAACCCCTCGAGTCCGCTGACCACGATACGGAAGGGATCATCCACCCGCACCACGGTCGCACTGCCGCGAAAGGCCGGATTTTCGAGATCGACGCCACAGCGTCCATCTCCCACAACTGCATCACACAGTGCCTGATAGATCCGTCCGCGCGTCAGGTTCAGCCCCTGTTGCGGCGAACGCAGTTCCGCCCGGAAAACCCCATCCTCGCGCACGATCTCGCCGATCGTGTCCACCCGCAACAAAAGCCGTTGCTCGGGCGCGCTCCAGTTCACCACCCAGCTTTCCACCTTGGCGCCGTCATAGCGGCCGAGCAGAATGTCGTCCTCGGCAATGGCGGCGCTGTCGAGCACGCCCAGCACTTCGCCCGTATCGACCTGCGCCCCCAGCCGTGCAGGCATTTCGCTGCCGTCCAGCCCATGCATGGGCGAGCACGCCGTCCCTTCCACTACCAGCCCCCGGTCGTGGTCGGTGAAGCCCAGCACCACGCCATCACCGCGGATCACCCGCCAGCATTTGGCCAGCGTCGTCTCGCTCTGCGCCAAATGCGCAGCCAGGTCGGGATCGATCGCTCTCATGGCAAAATCTCCACCAGCGGAATGTTGGGCGCCTCGGCGCCATCAAAACTATGCGTCTCGATATCGAGCCGATCGGTGTCGAAGCGCACCGGCACGTCGAACAGGAACCCGGCCGTCACCACCACGCCCGCCCCCGGCGCCACGGCGAAGCTGATCACACCGGTGGTCGCATCCACCGCCCAGTCGCTCCCCTGCTCCACCCCGTCCAGCGCCACCGTCACCGAGCCGGCAACCGGCTTGCTGATGGGCCTCAAATAGGGATCGAAATCCGCGCCATAGCGCTTGGTGAGCTGAAACTGCGTCCGCTCTCCATCGCCCGTATCGAGCACCTGGTCGGTGGCTTGGGGCATGGCGCCGCCCGATGAATGGTCGAGCCCATCGCGCCACAAAAAGCCATGCAGCCGCCCGCGCCTTTCCTCGAAAAACGCCAGCACCGCCGCCATGTCGGCCCGCGACTTGACGCCATAACCGGCATTGTAGCGCCGCCGCGAATGCTGCCAGCGCCCATTGCGCTGCTCGCCCCCGCCCGCCAGCGTCACCACCTCGGTCCGCCGCTCCGGCCCACCCCGCGCCCCCAGCGCAATATCGAGCGGAAAGCGGATATGATGAAAAGCCATGACGTCCTCGTAAGCTTCCGCGGCTCCGCAAACACAAATCGTCACCCTCGGGCCTGACCCGAGGGCTCTTTACGTTCGGAAAGCCGGGGCAATAACAAACCCGATCGGTCCCTCCCCCTTCTTCAGGGGGAGGTTAGGTGGGGGGCTTCTCAACTCCCCCGCGTCCCCCGCCGCACCGCGCGCAACAGCATGGCGCTGACCTCGGCCTCGCTCGCCGCGAAACTGCGCGCGTCGCTTGCGGTTACGTTGAACGTCACCTGCACACCACCACCGCCGCCGCCAGCCACGCCTAGTCGCCCGTCCGGCCCGCGCTGCAGCGGCATGATCGCCTCGGGCCCGGCCTCCCCGGCCAGCCCCAACCCCTTGCCCAGCGGAAAATAGCTCGGGCTTGCGATCACCCCGCCCTTGGCGAAGGGTTTCACCCCCGCCAAAGCCGGATTGGTGGCAGTGAAGATATTCTCCACCAGGCCACCGACCAGATTGCCCAGCGGCTTGATCGCTGCCTTCAGCGCGATATCGGCAAAGGCGCGGGCAATATCGCCCAGCACCGATTTGAAGGACTTTCCATCCATCAGCGCTCCGCGAAAGGCGGTGCTGATCGAGCGCGACACCCCATCGGCAAGGTCGCCGATGCGTTCGAGCTCCACTGACACTTCGCCCAGCTCGTCGCGGACTTTGTCGCCAAAAAGCTCACCGGCCATCGGGAAAGCGCTCCATCATCTGGTCCAGATCGGCCCGCCCCAAGGGTGCGCCGCGATCGCCCACCACAGCACCCCAGGCCGCCGCCAGTTCGCGCGGTGTCATGCGCCAGAAGGCGTCCGGCGGCAGCCGCAGCACGCCAAGCCCGAACCGCATTGCATCAGTCCAGGGAAACGCCTTCATGCCGCCTCTCCGAACGTCGCGCGCAGCAAGCGTGCTGCGATCTCCGCCGCCCCGCGCAACCCGCCCTCGACGCTCATCCGCGCCAGGTCGTCATCGGTGACGGCATTGCCGCCGCCGCGCAGCCCGGCGCCCAGGATGGCGGTCAGGTCCCGTGCCGACACCTTGCCATCCGCAAACCGCTCCGCCAGCCCGGCCAGATCCCCGGCCTGCAACCGCGCCTCCAGTTCCGCCAGCGCCCCCAGCGTCAGGCAAAGCACCCGCACCTCGCCCCCGATCTCGGCGGCGATTTCACCACGATGAATATTGGTCATTTCTGTTCCCGCCTAAATGATGGCCCCTCACCCGTCTGGGCCTATGGCCGATCCACCCTCTCCCCGAGTGGGAGAGGAATGGTGCCCCCCTCCTATTCTTCTCCCTCTCGGGGAGAAGGTGGCCCAAAGGGCCGGATGAGGGGGGCCACGCGCTCGATAGTCGCTAAACCGCCGCGAACGTCACTTCTCCGGCGCTTTCCAGCGCCAGGTCGAACGTCACCTCACCGGCGTGGTCGGCCGAAAATTCCAGCGCCACAATCTGGAACGGCCCCTCGACCACCCCGAAATGCGGCAGGATCAATTGCCAGTTGCGGATGGTGCCGGCGAAAAACAGGCTCCGCACCGCCGCGTCCGAGCCCTGGTCCTTGAACACACCCGAACCGGCCACCGAAGCCCGCTTCACCCCGCCGCCCGCCAGCAGTTCCCGCCAGCGCCCGGCGCTTTCCTGGTCGGTCGTGTCGACGCTGGCCGCGTTGAACGCCAGGCTGCGCGTCCGCAGTCCCGCCACCGTCAGAAAACTCCCCGACCCGGTCTGGTCGAGCTTCAAAAGCATATCCTTGCCACTCTGGGCCGCCATTTTTGTCCCTCCTGGATGCGCAAGCACCCCCACCCGGCCTCCCCCTGAAGCAGGGGGAGGAGCAGGTCGCGCTCACCCTAAAGTCCGTGCAAACTCGATCGGTCCCTCCCCCTGCTTCAGGGGGAGGTTAGGTGGGGGCTTTCATCCCGCAGACGATCACTCACTCAAAAACCGCAGCAACACCGCCGCCCGTGCCAAGCCTGTGGCACCATCGATCACCGTCTCGGTCCGCATATGCTCTGCCAGGGTCACCACCAGCCCGGCAGGCGTCAGCCCGTCCTTGGCCGCCACCACGCGCTCGGCAATCGCCAGTGCCGCCTTGCGGCTCGGCTGCCCCGCCCAGCAATGCAGCAGCACCCGATGTTCCCAGCCCGGGGTCAGGTCACCATCGCGCTGGCGGATATCGTGGCGGTCGATCACCACATAGGGTGCCGGCCGGTCGCGCGGCGGCGCGTCGAACACGCCCGCGGTGCCGACCAGCGCCACCAGCGCCGCGTCGCCCATGAGGGCCGCCACCAACGCCGCCTGCAATTGCACGATCGGATGCATGGCCTACCCCGTCACGCTGGTTTCGCTGCAGGCGCAGCTGACATAAGCGCGCCGCCCATTGATGTCGGACGCGCTGAGCACATCCAGCTGCCGCCCGCGATAGACAATGCGATCGCCCGGCCCCAGATCGCTGCGAAAACGCAGCACCACGGCATGGGAAATCGCCACCGACCGGCCATCGGCATTGGTCCCCTGCCGCCCGGTTAGGCTGCGTACCCGCGCCCACACCGTGCCCAACGGCACATAGACCCGTCCATGCCCGCCCTCGTCCTCGGCCACGCTCTGCCGCTGGCGCAACTGCACCCGGTCGGTCAGAGTGCCGATGGGCGGGATTTTATCCCCGCTCACAGCCGCGCCCTCTTGTAGCGGCTCACCAGCCGGTCAAAGCCCGATGGCACCACCGCGCCGGACCCCGCAACAATCACTGCGTCCCGATGCGCGTGCCAATGTGCCACCAGCCCCAGCAGCGCCTGCCTGAGATCGGCAGGCACATCCTCGGGTTCGGTGCCGAAGCCGGCGACATAGTCGACCTCGATGCCACCCCGTGCCTGCAGCCCCGGCATGCCGGTGATCGCGCGCGGCACGATCAGCCGATCCGGTTCGGCGGAAAACTGCGCCAACCCGATATCGTGGCTGGCGCCATTGTTATCCACGGCCGCGATGGCGGTGATGGCAATCAGCGGCGCCACCGGCAGCTTTACCACCAGCGTTTCCGGCCAGTCGTCGAGCACGATGCGCCAGCTCTGCGCCAACAGCGCCCGGCCGGTGATGCCCTCGATATGCAGGCGCGCCGCGCCGATCAGGGTGGTGATCAGCCCGTCCTCTGCTGCGTCATCAATCTTGAGAAAAGCCTTGGCCTCGGCAAGCGAAACCGGCTCCTCGGCGGGCCCCGCCAGGAGATAGGAAATCATGTTGGTTGTCCTTGTTTAAGCGCGCTTGACGTGACGGAAATGTCAAAAAACTGCAGTCGCCACGTCACAAACGACCGCTAGGTCCCCGATGCGGCCCACAAGGGCTTCCCATCAAAGGACCATCGACATGCGATTTTCCACTTTGTTCGCGGCCCTTCTGGCCAGTTCGGCTTTGGTGCCGGCAGCTCTTGCGCAGGACGCCCCTGCGAAGAATGTCATTCTCTTGATTTCTGACGGCGCCGGCATGCAGACTTGGAACGCCGCCTCCTATTTCGAGTTCGGCGGCCTGGGCAAGCAGGCCTACGACGCCTTCGACGTCAAAGTCTTTGCCGACACCATTCCGCTCAACACGGCCAACGAGCCGACCATGACCGAAGCGGCCGAGGTCACTTTTGATCCGACCGCCCTGTGGTCCGATGCTGCCTCGGATGCGGTGTTCAAGGGCAATCTGGGTGCATATCCGGCCTGGTTCGCCGGCTACGATTATGCGCAGAATTTTTACACCGACAGCGCTGCCGCGGGCACCGCGCTGGCCACAGGTCACAAGACCTATAACAATGCCATCAACTGGTCGAACATGGACCAGAAGCTCACCAATATCGGTGAACTGGCCGTCGAGTCCGGCCGCGCCCTGGGTGTCGTGACCTCGGTGCAGTGGACCCACGCCACCCCTGCCGCTTTCCTCGGCCACAACAAGAGCCGCAACGAATATGCGGCGCTCGCGCAGGAAATCATCGAAGCAGGCCAGGCGACCGTCATCATGGGATCGGGCCATCCCTATTTCGACAATAATGGCAAGGCCATCGAGCCGAGCGAAGACAAGGCCTTCCGCTATGTCGGCGGCAAGGATTTGTGGGAGCGCCTGGTCGCTGGAGACACCCCCTACAAGCTGATCGAAACCAAGGCCGATTTCGAAGCCCTGGCCGCCGGCACTCTCGATCTGGGCGACAAGACTCAGCTCCTGGGCACCGTGCAGAACAGCGCGACGCTGCAGTTCAACCGCTCGGGCGTCACTGCCGGCAACTTCCTCGACACCCAGCCCTCGCTGGTGACCATGGCCGAAGGCGCGCTCAACGTCCTCGCCAAGGATGAAGACGGCTTCTTCCTGATGGTCGAAGGCGGCGCCGTCGATTGGGCCGCCCACGCCAACAATCTGCCCCGCATCATCGAAGAGCAGATGGACTTCAACCACACGGTGAAGGCCGTCGTGGACTGGGTCGAAGCCAATTCCTCCTGGGAAGAGACGCTGGTTATCGTCACCACCGACCATGGCAATGGCCTGCTGCTCGGCCCCGATGCCAAGACCAATGCCTTCAGCCCGGTCGTAAGCCAGGGCGCCGGCGCCCTGCCGCTGGTCAGCTGGAACTCCGACACCCACACCCGTGAACTGGTGCCGGTTTATGCTAAGGGACCGGGATCGGCCTATTTCCTCGAAGTTGGCCAAGCCGACGAGAACCTGGCGAAATACGGCGTTCCTGCCGAAAGCCAGATCTATGTCGACAATACCGACATCTTCCACGCCAGCGCCCGCGCTCTCGGCGTCGCGCAGTAATCTTTGACATGAATGCATGGAAGGGGCGCCGGCGGGCGCCCCTTTTTGCTTGGACGCTGCCAATCAGCTCTCGCCGAACTTCAGCAGCTTGATCGCATCATAGTCGGCAATGCCGCCGCCGACGCGCTTGGTGGTGTAGAACAGCACATAGGGCTTGGCGCTGAACGGGTCGCGCAAGACGCTCACGCCCTGGCGGTCGACGATCAGATAGCCGCGGCGGAAATCGCCGAAGGCCACCGAAAAGCTGTCTTCGTCCATGTTCGGCATGTCTTCGGCTTCCACCAGCGGAAAGCCCATCAACGTGGCATTGCCATCGGCCGCCGTCGCCGGCTGCCAGAGATAATTGCCCTCGCCATCCTTGAGCTTGCGCAGCGCGCCTTGCGTCTTGCGGTTCATCACCCAGCTGGCATTCTGGCGATAGCCGGCCTTGAGCGCATAGACCAGGTCGATCAGCACATCGGCGCCATTGCTGGCGGGCAGCGCCCCATCCACGCCGGTGGCGAGATAGCCGAGCTTCCCCCATTCCCAGCCGCTCTCGGCCACCTTGGCGGCGTTGAGGAAGCCATTGGGCTTGTTGGTGCCATTGCCATTGACGAAGGCCGTGGTTTCCTGCGCTGCGAAGGCTGCATTGACCTCATCGGCAATCCACTGCCCGACATCGACAGCCGCATCGTCCAGAAACGCCGTGGTCGCCGCCGGCATGGCGTAGAGCTCGGCAGTCGGATAGCTCAGCTCCGCCAGGGTCTGGCTGGTGGTGGTCGGGCGGCTCGCCGTTTCGGCCACCCAGCCGGTCTGCGGCCCAGTCACCGTGATCGGCCGCTTATAGACCGAGCCCGACACCTGCCGCACCCCGGCAATGGCACGAATGGGCGAGATGTGGGTCATCAGCCGGGTGATTTCGGTCTCGACCTCGGCCGGCACCACATAGCCGCCATCCGCCGGCACCCCAATCGAGAGCGCCTTTTCCTCGCCGCGCTTCACATAGGCCGAGAAGGCCTCCTTGTATTCGCCGTCGGCGATCTGCCCCTTGCCCTCGATGGCCGGGCGCGCCCGTTCGGCCTTGGCGCGGTCCAGCGCCGCCTTCTGCCCATCGAGCACCGCATTGAGCCGATCCAGCTTGCCCTCGAGCAGCCCATCGGCAGTGCCGCGCTTTTCGATTTCGCCCAGGCGCTGGTCATTGGTGCGCTTGAATTCCTCGAACGCCGTCGAGAAGTCAGCGAACAGCGCGGCAATATCAGTCCCCGCGCTGGCCTTAATCTCAAGGCCGTCGTCAATCCGATCCATGTCGGTATCCTTCTATCGGTTGCGGATAGTTTTCGTGGCTGCGGCAATAGCCGCGCCGGCGGTGAGGGGGGCGGCGATGCGCGCGTCCTCCATCATCGGAAAGGTCACGATGGAAATCTCGTAGAGGTCGATTTCGCTAAGGCGCCGATGACCGGTCCCCGCTTCGCGACTGGCCTTGACCGTGCGAAAGCCGATGGACAGGCCATCCAGCGCCCGGTTTTCGATCAGCCGCCGCAGCGCATCCGAGCGCGGCACACCCGGCACCAGTCGCCCGGTCACGAACAGGCCGTGGCTATCCTCGGCAATGGTCTCCCAAATGCCGACCGGCTCCTTGGGATCATGCTGAAACAACAGCCTTATGCGCCCGCGCCGTTTCGCCAATGACTTTGCAAAGGCGCCCGGCAGCACGATATCGCCGCCGCTATCGAGCCGGTTGAAGACGCTGGCATAGCCGGCGAACCGCCCTTCCGCATCAATGGGAATGGCCGACAT